CCGCTGTATCTCTTTACCGCTTCTTATATCGTTTTATAGCCCCGCGTGGGATTTGGGCACCATTTGGGCACCATTTACCGAAAAAGCACCACTAATACAGGCGATAAAAGAAACGCCGAGAACACGCAAAAACATAGAGTTTATGCGGGTTTCCGGCGTTTTCTAATCCCTCAACCGACCTAAAATCATCTTGCGGCAGAGAGAAAAATTCTACTATTTTTTATTCCAGCGGGGAAGAGTTCGACAAAGATAATCATTTCCATGAACTGGCACATTGGCTGCATTTTAATGCAGAAGATGCAAAAAAGAAGAAGCTTGGCGATTATTTCCAGAAGAGGATCAAGGGCGAGAAAAAGGGGCGCCTTCTGTGCGGTACTAATGGTTATTCCGACCATTTTGCACCGTCATTTGAACGATGGGATGATTATGCCGGGAAAGTTTATGGGCGAGAACCCGTTGACGGCATGCCTTACGGAGTGGAGATGCCTACGCGTCACCTTCAAAAACTGGCTTTGTCTCCTAATGAGTTTCTGCGATATTGGAATGATACCAGAGACGGTAAACATTACTGGCGTATGGCATTTTTAAGAAGTTTAACCTTACTGTTCAAATGAATAAAAAAGCACTAGAGTTATATCGGGAATATCAGTCAGGAAAGTTAGAAGTTAACGAACTGATTAGTCAACTTGCTGATTTGTGCGAAAAGGGAGAATGCAAGGTAGAAGAACTAATTGTCGCAGAAATGAAAGCCGGCATTTGTATTATACCAACTTTGGCTGACGGAGTTGAACTGGAATTGTATTTCCGAAAACATCCGGAAATGAGAGGGAAAATCTTTTTAGAATGAAGAAAAAATCCACCATTCCACCGAAGAGAACAGGCCGCCCGACCAAATATACGGACGCCCTGGCGGATGAAATATGCAGACGCATTGCCGAAGGCGAAATGTTGATGCAGATTGTACGGGATGAGCACATGCCGGAACGTAAGACAGTTTATAACTGGATGAATGAGCATGACGACTTTTTACACAACTACGCGCGCGCGTGCGAGATGTCGGCGGATGCCTTGGTGGAAAAGGGCCTGGAAATACTTGATGGAAGCAGCCCCGATTGTGCGCAGATGGACAAAAATAGAGCCGAATACCGTAAATGGCTGGCCGGGAAGAGAAATGCCCGTTACGGGGAACGGAAGTCCGTGGAACTCACCGGAGCCAATGGGGGACCTGTAGAGATGATCACGGAATGCGACGAAGCCAGAATAGCGTCCGTCATGGACAGAATTGAAGCCATCCGCAGAAAGAGGGCGGAAGAAGAGAATGGCGGAACGGTGTGATGACATAGTATCCCGGTGCCGTTTACGGCTGGCTGAATTCGCCGTTGCCGTGCTGGGGCTGGACCCCTACGACTGGCAGATCAACACCTATGAGGACATTAACGATTACCGGCGCACGGCTGTTGTAGCGGCTAACGGTTCCGGCAAAACTGTTTCCCTGGTAGGTCCTGTTGTACTATGGTGGCTGTATTGCTTTCCCCGCGGACGTGTTGTTCTAACGTCCGGTTCCTGGCGGCAGTTAAAAACCCAGCTCTGGCCTGCAATCCGTGCTTACCAGTCTCATCCGGCATTCCGGGGTTGGAAATGGAACCAGATGGAAATTTTGACTCCGGAAGGAGGCTTTACCTCTATATTTTCTACCAATGATGAACAGAAGGCGGAAGGATATCACGCGACGGCGGCAACGCCTGTCCTTTATATCGTGGATGAAGCGAAAGGCGTTCAGGACGGTATTTTTGAGGCGGCGGACCGATGCACCGTCACCCGGTATTTGTACCTTTCCTCCCCTGGTTCGGCCATGGGGAAGCATTACCGCTGCTTTCACGACGAGGCCAAAAACTGGCGGCGAACCAGGGTCACGTCATACATGTGTCCCCACATCCGCCCGGAAAAACGCGCGGAAGACTTGGAAACCTACGGGGAATCACATCCCCTCTACCGTTCCATGCACCTTGCGGAATGGACGGAAGGGGAAGACATGCTGGTCATTACTCCGGAACAACTGAGACATGCGATAGACCATCCTCCGGCGTTCAAGGCGGGTGGACAATGGGCCGCTTTGGATTTTGCAGCCGGCCGAGACGAAAATGCCATTGCTGTACGGGAAGGAACCCTTGTCAGACTGGACCAGGCGTTTAGACAATCCAGCACGGTACAGGCCCGGCGCCGGATGGCAAACCGTCTCAAGGAACTCGGCATTGAGGCACATAATGCATGGGGAGACTCGGACGGTTTGGGGCTACCTATCGTCCAGCAAATGGCCGAACCGGTTGAAAGCGGAGGGGACGGCTACCGTATTAAAGAGTTCCGGGGAGGATTGCCCGGGGAAGACCCGGAACATTACCTGAACACCATTTCCGAAGCGTGGATACTGGGGGCTCGCGACATCGTCAACGGAAAGATCCGCATTGATGAACTCGACCCGGTCACATTCCGCCAGATGACTACACGCCAGATGGAATGGGACCAGAAGGGCCGCCTCCGCGTCATGTCCAAAGAAGACATGCGGGGAAAGGGCTTGCATTCCCCGGACCGGGCCGATGTGATTTTCATGGCTATTTGGGCCGGCCGTTCCTCCCGTGGCATTTGGACGGAGGAAACGGATGTGTACACGCCTCCGGACACGGAAGACTGGTATCATGACTCCTGGACGGAAGGTCCTGTCTCCTGCGAAATCTGAAACACATATCCAGCCCCGACTATTTACGGATTTGAGGATTGCCGCATCATATTTTCATGAGGCAAGCCGCCAACTACAACGTACACGCCACGGAATCCCTGCCGCAGTCTCTTGCGCTGCATTTTATTTCTCCATCCGGTGAGGATATGGACATCAGCGGCATGACGCTCCGCGGCGCGGTGGTACAGGATGGAGTGATCATGCTGGACTGTGCCGTTACGGGGGCGAGTACGGCATTGGTGACATGGCCGAGGCTGGCCGCCGGATGCGGCGCTTATGATATTTTTCTGACCGACGCATCGGGAAAAGAATACCCCTTGTTGAAGGGATCCGTGCATGTAGTGTCCCGCGTTACGCCTCCGGATGGAACGAATGAGGCCGCGGCCGTGGCCGGCGCTCTTGATGTCTCCATCCCCGAAACGGAAGACGGCTCCGTAACCATTGTGGAAAACCCGTCCATTGTGGTCGAGGAACTTGTACGACAGGCCGAAGCGGCCCGGGATGAAGCAACGCGGCTTGTGGAAACGCTGGAAGGACAGGTGGAAAGCGGGGAATTGGTCAATGAGGCTGTAGCAAATAAATTGCCGGGAGCTCTCAAGGAGGCGGGCGTGGAATTGGCCGCGGCAACCGGGCAATCCACCTTGTCCAGCGGGGACGCCGCCGACACCTGGACCATCGTCGGAGGCTACGCGATGACGTGGGGAGACGAGATTCTGGCCGGGCATCTGCCCGACAGCTGCCGCCTGAAAAGCATTTCCACCGTTTATTTTTTCACCGACCCCGCCCTGAATCAGTATTGCCTGCGGATTTGGAAGCTGGTGGACGGAGTTTACAGCCTGATCGGAACCTCCGCCTATGTGTCCAACCTGTCCAGCGGCCAGACGGCCACGTGGGTATTTACGCCGGGCGTTACGTTGCAACGCGGGGATGTCATTATCATCCAGGTGTGTGAGGGGGCCGAGATGACGCCTTACGCGCTGGGCATGCACGCCGTGCTTACTCCGTCCGTCCCCGGACGCGGTTTGATCACAGAAGTGGTAAACCCTCCCACCGTGAACGGCACGATGGCCCCGCTGATGACCGTGGTGGTGGACTATGACGACGGCATCACCCTGGGAGGAATAGAGCTGGCCACCGCGCGGCAACTGGACAGCCTGGGGCGGGATGTGCGCCAATCTTCCGCGACCGCCGAGGCTGCGGCGCGGACGGCTGGCCAGTCCGCCGCTGCCGCGTCCACGGCTGCCGATAATGCCGCAACCTCTGCCACCAGCGCGGCCAACTCCGCGACGGCGGCCCAACAGGCCCTTGAGGCCATCCCAGAAGTGGACGCCTCCGGCAACATGACGCTGGCCGGAGGTCTGACGGCGGCCGGGGCTATTAACGCCAATGGCGGCGTCAACATCCCGCTGGCTGTGGGTGCGCCGACCGATACGGGCGCGGTCAACCGCCTGCATGCCGCAGGCTTGGCCGGAGTGACGGACATTTTTTCCCAGCACGCCTACCTCAACACGGGCAGCATTACGGCGACAGGGACGGCGGCAACTACCGTTCTCATTCCCGGCCAGTATGCGCAGGTTAGAGTGCCTGCCGGGACTCACAGCACGATTGTCTTTCCCTTCACAGGGCCTAACGGTCAACATAATTATTCCAACTTTGCGGGATTCTCCATTCCGTGGCGCATATCCGGCGCAGGCAAAATTACCATAGGCATCGGACGAGGCAGCAAAACGACAAGATCTGATTTAACCCAGGGATCGTACAGTATTATCCCTGGCAATAATCTGGCCCACAACAGCGGCGAAATTCTGGACATCACATTTGATAATGTACGGGATGCGACCCGCGGGGGCTACGTGGTCAAGGTGCGTGAGATTTACGCTCTTTCCAAGGCGGCAGGGTGGAGGGTGAAAACTACTACAAGTTTTGTGCCCGCGACGCATAACGAGCCTATACCTTCAATCGTTAATAAAATTATCTATCATCAACGAACCCAGTACAAATTCGAGAGCGAATATATTTCGTACGGCAGCCTCTATTTGCTGACGGGCGGAGGGCAGACGGTGCAGCTGCATAAAATCGCGGCGGTGCGCGGCGTTAATGCCTTTGAAACGGGCGTAGGGATTAGTTCGATAGTTACTGATTTGCCGGGGAACGCGAGCGGGGATGTGTACATGCAGGTGGGGTCTGCGGTGCGCACCCTCTACCAGCCCGGCAACATCAATCCCGTTTATTACGCGCTGGAAGCATTGGCAAGAAACGATATTAAAGCCGAAGAAACGGCTGATTTTGTGGACATTAACATACCTCTCTAATGATGAACGACGCAGAAATACAAATTCAGTTTCCGAAGCCTGGAACATGGCAGGAATTCACTCTGACAGCTGTCTATCAGGACGCGGAAGGGTACACCCGGACAGCCCGCTACGCCCCTAATGAAATTCCAGCGGATCAGGCCCCGGCCATGCAGGCCGTCGTGTCCGCTCTGGTAGGACTGGCGGAACCGTGGCAGGCGGTGCAGGTGTGGGCACGGCTGGGAAAAGATGTCCTGACCCTTGCGGAGGATGGTGCCTATACAATGATTGATGCGGTGTCTTTGACCGTTGAGGCCGTCCATGCGGAGACCAGAGGCCGCAGGATTTTTACAGCCTCGGACTACCCGGCTTTTATCATCACGGACCCCGCCGCCGTGGAGTTTTTCAAGCACTTCACTACCCCCTAACCAATAACAACATAATAAAATGACTACTAATGATCAATGCAATCATGCCGAGGCTATCGCCAAGGATATGTATTATACCTTCCTGGAAAACCAGAAGGAGGGCACGAATTGGGAAGGGCTTCCCGACGATGATAAAGCCGGATGGCGGAATGTCGCAGAACAGGCCCTCCCTATTATCGCAAAGCATGCTGCTAATGACATCCGGGTGTATTTGGACCTTAAAGCATCCGTGGCTACCGGCAAGTCTAGCTGGTGGGAAAAGGCCCTGTATGCCGCCGGAGCAGTTATTGCCGGGGCTATCCTTGGCGGTTTGGGAATGTCTCTGTCCGGCTGCGGGCACTCCGTGGACGTAACGCCGGGCCGCACCGAGGTATGCAAAGACGGCTCCTGCCTCGTCATTGAGCAGGGGCATATCTCCTATTCCCAGGCCCAGCCTGTTACAGACGTTCCGCCCGTTGTTCAGATCGTACCTTCCAAGAAATAAGGCCATGTGCAAGCTCTCCGAAGTACCGGCGCGTTTCCTGGATTTTGCCAAGGCTTCCCCCGTGTTTGCCTGCGTCCTGATGTCGCTGACGATATGCGGCGGGGCATGCTGGTACATCGGGGAGGTGGTCAGCCACCACAATGACCGCCTTTGTGATCTGATGACCATGCAGACGCAGGCCCAGGTGGAGACGGCCAAGGCGATCCAACTACTTGCCGTCAGAATCGAAAACATAGAAAGGAAGCTGGAAAAGTGAATGAAGAACAATTCTTTCTGTCGTTAATGGCCATTTTATCAGCAACAGTTTTGGGATTTACCCTCATGTGTATAGGGGAACCTGGATATGGTATCGGGGTATGGCTCACTGCACTGGCCATTCTCTTGTACTTTTCTCGGTGCGGACGATAACACCAACTGTAAAGTTTTTCTTACAAGTTCCCTTTAGTTAATAATCAATAGTTTCCGTATGCCTACCCTGTACATACTCATTGTGGACGAACCCGGAAAGGAGCAATGGATGAAAATTTTTCTTACCGAAAGAGACGCCGCTTTTTTCCTGGCTCAATTCAATGAGTGGCATTTGCATGCCAAGTGTCATTGCTACACCGTGGAAGGCAAGCGGCTTGTGCAACTTATCGACAATCTGAACGAATGAATCCTACAGAAAGAAAGATGGCCGCAGCCATCCTCCGGTTTGAAGACAGCCGCGTTACCGGGCCGGATTCCCTGCGCGTTTCCCGCCTTCCCGCCGCCGACAAGGGCGGCAAGTGGGAGATTTGCGGCATTTGCGACGGTATTGAACCGGACGTGTTTAACAGATTGAAGGCCCTGCTGGATGCCGGAAGGCGTGAAGAGGCCTGGGAAGGTTGTCTCCAGTACGTCCTGGATAATACCGCCGCCGTGCGTTCCTGGCTGGGTTCCGACGCTTTTCCTGGCGTTGAATTCATCCTGCGGGATCATTATTTCAATTCCGGGAGCAGGAATACCGGGAAGATTTTGCAGCGCGCGCTGAATATTCACGGCGCCGGGCTTGTGGTGGACGGGATTGTCGGCCCCAGGACCAGGCAGGAGTTGCAGGACCAGCTGGCCGCCACGGGTGAAGCGGTGTTCCTTATCGCTCTGCAGGAGAAGCGTCAGGCGTTTTACCGCTCGTGCAAGCAGTTCCCGACCTTCGGGCGTGGCTGGCTGAACCGCTGCGACGATGCGTTCAGCGTGGCGCAGGCTCTCGTTTAATTGTTACCTCACTCCCCTTATGAGCAAGAAAACCCGCAGCCAAAAGGCCGCCAGGAAAACCAAGACCGCCGACTTTGAAATTTTCGAGGATCGTTCCCCCCAGGAGAGAGGGTATCTTGGTTTTTACACCAGCATCACGCCCCGGGTGCTGAAAAATGCCCGCGAGAGCATTCAGACGGGTAATATGCTCGACTTGGAACGAGTATTTCGCTCGATGAAAATCGAATGGCCTCGGCTGCGGGGAAACCTGCGGAAGCTCCGCGAAAAGGTTCAGGCATTGGAACTTACCGTGTCTCCCTGGGCCGAGAAAGGCAAAAAGCCGACACCAACGGCCAGTCGGTACGCGGATCTGGTGGAATCCGCCCTGTATTGCTGCCGGCTTGAACAGGGAAAATGGGAACTGGACCTGAACGGATTGATTGGAGCCCTGGCGGAAGCTCCGGAACGCGGCGTGGGTGTGCTGGAAATCATGTGGAACCCCGGCCATATCCGTGCGCCCCGCGCCTATTGCCCCATTCCATCCACATTTTACAAATGGTCCAGCTACCCGGCTCAAATCGACCGTCTTGTACTATGTCCAGACGGAGTAGGGTGCGGTCCCGAAATGGAATTCCCCCCCAACAAATTCATTGCGTCCCTCAACTGCGACGGGCTTGACCATCCTGTTTACGGCGCCAACCTTCTGGCCCTGGTCGGCTGGTTCGGCGCGGCCAAATTCGGATTATCCTGGTTCATGGAGTTCTGCCAGATATTCGGATCCCCTCTGCGGCATGGAAAAGCATCGGGAACCCTGGCGCAGAAAAAGCTATTTGACCAGATGGTGAAATTCGGACAGACGGGCATCCTTGTAACGGCCCCGGATGCGGACGTGCAATTTCACGACGCCGTCAAGGGAGGCAACCAGCTTCCGCACCTGAACATGATCGAAGAGGCCAACAAGGCATGCGATATTCTGATTTTGGGGCAAACCCTCACCAGTTCCGTTTCCAGCACGGGCGGCAATCGCGCCCTGGGCGAAGTGCACGAAAATACGGAAAACCAGGTTGTTCTAGCCCGCGGGAAATACGTTGCCGGCGTCCTCAATCAGCAACTTGTCCCGGCCATCCTGGAACTTAACCTGGGAAGACGCCCGGAACATCTGCCCGTCATCTCTTTTAAGGACCCGTCCTCCGGAATGAGCTTGGCAAAACTTGACTGGGTGGACAAGGCAACCAGGATTGTTCCCGTCGCTGAAGAACAGGTTTACGACTGGCTTGACATCCCCATGCCCGAAGAAGGGGTGAAGCTCTATCAGCCTCCCTCTTTTGGGAGCGCCGGCTTGGAACCGGGGGAAATGGATGACCTGGACAGGGAATCCCTAGTATATGCGGCGCGTAAAAAAAAACGCTAAAGCACATTGAAGAAATTAACCGGATTGCCTCCCGTGTCGGACGCCAGACGGATCAGGCGGCTTATGAACTGACCTCCGGTGTTGCCGGATTCATGGAAGCCCTTATTGCCTCCGTCGAAGCCGGAGAAGACCTGGAAACAGTCATCCGGTCCGCCCGTGAGCTGGTTCCGGATCTGTGGGACGAGATAGATACATCCCTGCTGGAAGATCGCCTTGTCAAGGTTCAGCATGCCGCTCTTAAAGCCGGCTGGAACTCCATGCGCGAATCAAAAACAACCGCCGAGAAAGAATGACGGGCATGAACATTGAAATTGACATGAGCGGTTTTGACGCCGCACTTGACGATGCCATGAAGATAGCCGCTCCGGAAACGCTGGAATCCGCGAACCGGGAAAGCGGCGAATACCTGCGGGACTATCTGGCGTCCTGGTACGACGGCAAAGGGCGGGAACACTGGATCAACAATTCTCTTCCTACGCACGGTCCGGGGCGCATGTCGACAGGCTGGTTTTCCAATATTGCCCGTAAATGGTTCCTTTCCTCTGCGGATGCTTCCGGAGCGGTTATCTCCAATCCCGACGAGGACGGATCCCTGCGGCATAAAATAAAGGGAGGGACAATTACGGCCAAAAATGCCGGGGCGTTGACTATTCCCCTTGTTCCGGAGGCCCACGGGCGCCGGACGGCTGATTATCAATCCGAAATCGGGGAATTGTTCACCATCCCCAACAAGAACGCCCTGTTTGAAGCCGTGGACGGCGGGGGAGTGCGTGCGGTGTATGCCCTGCGCCAATCCATCACACAGGACCCCTGGCCGGACGCCATCCCGATCGGCGAAGAACTGATCAGCGCCTATGGCGTCAAGCTCATGGACGTTCTGGCGGCGTCTCTTGATGCCTGAAACACATATCCAGCCCCGACTATTTACGCTTTTCCGTTTCATGCCATGCTTGAGGCATGGATTTTGAATTCAACGTTCCTCTTGCGTTTGGCGACGCTCCGGCCTGTATCGTGTACATGCCGGAGGGGGAACATTTCATCAATGCATCCATTGGAGGACGGCAGAAAGTGATTGTGGACCGCTCCTGCCTGGAGGCTTTGCAGCGGGACCTTGCGTTGAAGCTCACTCAAAACGTGCGGCCCGTCTGTTACTTTGACCACAAGACGGGGCCCGCCTCCTTTATTCCCGCTTCCTTTGACTACATGGACGGCGTGGGCGTCATCCTCAAGGGGGAATGGACGGAAAGCGGCAGGAAAGCGGTGCTGGGGCGTGACTACAGCTATTTTTCTCCGGCGTTCAGGCTCAACACGTCAACCTGCCGACCCATAGGCCTTGAACCTGATGACATTGAGGTGGGCTCTCTGGTGAATGACCCGGCCTTTGAGAATATTGCCCGCATTGCGGCCGGCAAGGCCAGACTTGAGAATTTCACGGTTCTTGAACCGGACATGCCTTTGAATAGCGGCGGAGAGGATACCGGCGCTGTTCATGACCAAACGAATAACACACATACAACAATGTACGAACTACTGGTTAAATGCGGTGTCCTCACCAAAGAGGAAGCCGCATCTGATAAGGCCGGCAAGATCGCGGAGGACAAAATCAACGACCTGAAGAAGAAATCCGAGGGCGGCGAGCAGTCCAGAACGGAACTTGAAGCGGCCCGAAAAGAGGCGGAGGACGCCAAAAAGGAAGCGGCCTCCTGCAAGGCGGCCAAGGCCAGGCTGGACGAAACCGAAGCCAAACTGAAAGCGGCGGAAGCCGAGCTTGCCGAGGTGAAAGCCTCCAAGGCGGCTCTTATCGACGCGGAAATTGAAGCCGCCATCAAGGCCGGCAAGATTGCTCCGGAAGATGAAGACGCCAAAGAGGCCCTGAAGACCGCTCTGACGGCCAATATCAAGGCCGGCAAGGCTCTGATCGCCTCCATCAATCCGAACCCCGCTTTTACGACGGTGGTCGCCGGAAAGGCCAATAACGGCAACGGCGGGAATGAGCCTACCGGACGTGACCGCATCATTGAAAACATCAACAGGGAAAAGAACTAAGCCATGTCATTTTTGACTCTACTGGACATTCAGAAACGCAATGGTTCGGCATCCGACATCGGATTGATCGAAGAAGTGGGGCGCTCCGCCCCGGAAGTAACGCAGCTTGCTTCCGTGGTGGGCTCCAAAACCATCATCAAAACCTATGTGCGCACCGGTATTCCCCGGGCCCGGTTCCGCCCGGCCAATGCTCCCATCGGCTACACGTCCTGCACTTACGAATCAAGGAACGTGGAATTGTTTCCCATTTCCTCCATCGTTTTTGTGGATCATATTACGTTGGAAAGCTCTGACGACGGGGAAGCCGCCGTCCTGGCCGATGAAGCTTCCGGTATTACGGAGGGGGTGTTGCTTTCCCTGGGAGCCCAGGGTTTTTACGGAACGAAAATCGACAAGAACGGCTTTCCCGGGCTTCCCGATTTCATCGACGACACGATGATCATCAGCGCGGACAGCTCCAAGGCCGCCGACAATTACGACGGAACGTCCGTATTTGCCGTTGTGGAGGGTCCCAAAGGCGTGCATTGGCGCTGGGGCCGCGACAAGGGAATTACTCTTGGCACGTTCAAGGATGCGCTTATTCCCGGCAAGGATCCGGAAACGGGCGAGCAGGGCGCCATTCCCGGCAAAGCTGCCGATCTGACCGCCTTTGTCGCCCTGGTCAACAACTCCAAGCTGTCCGCCGCACGCCTGAAAAATATCGGCACCGCTGAAGGAACGACGCTGGATGACGATAAATTGGCGGAACTGCTGGCTTTGTTCCCGGCGGGCGCCCGCGTAACGAAATTCATCATGAACCGCATGGCCCTGGAGCAGCTCCGCAAGAGCCGCAAGGTGGTGAGCGTTTCCGTGGACGGCGGCAAGGCGGGAGGGGATTCCTCCGGATCCGCCCCGATTCCGACCCACGCCCACGGCATCCCGATTTTGGTGACGGATTCCATCGTCAACAACGAAAGCAATCTGTCCTCCATCACGGGCATTTCCCACTGGGGCAAGCATGCGCCGAAAAAAGTGAGTAACCGGAAGAACTAATAAAACGGAAAGGAACCTTAGACAGTGAATCCTATCAGACACACCCGCAAGGACGAATTGCTGACGGCCCGGATGAACATGCCGGGCACGGGCAAGACGGCCTATTCCGAAGTACTGGATGCGGGACAGACGGGCGGCATTGATGAAATGTCCATCGTCATCGAGCACGAAAACCTTCCGTCCCTGGCTGCCGGAAAGAAGATCACGCTGACCCTGGAAGCCTCCGGGGACGGCGATAGCTGGGCCGAGGTGCCGGGGTTCTCCCTGGTCCCCACGGCGGGAGAAGAAGCGGGAGCTCTTGCGAACGGCATCGCCGGACGGGCTCCCTATGGCATGGGACGCTACATCCGGCTCAAGGCTGTGGCAGACGCCGCCAGCGGCGACAATACCGCCGCCAAATGTGAACTCTCCATCCGCGTGTAATCGTCATGGCGCTGGTCCAGATTACGGAAAACACCCTGCGGGCCTTCCTGGCAGACGCCGAAATCGCGGCGTTTGACTCGGCAGGAGCGGAAGGGGATTCCCCGGAACGGGCCGGCGTCCTGATCAGGATGACGTGCAACCTTGTCGCCGGAATCGTTAATTCTTCCGGGAAATATCCCGTCCTGGCGACAGGTCAGGACAGAGTGCCGGAAGAACTGGAACACCCGACGCTTGTCTGGATCCGTCACGCCATGCTGGCCGACTTGCCCGACATGGGCGATCTGGAAGGATCCCCCCGCGCCAAGCAGTACAGCACGGCCGGCGAGATTTTCCGGGCCGTTCGGGAGGGCAGGTTTTATCTTGCCCCCTACGATTCGGAAAGTGACGGCGCAGAGGTGTACGGAGCCGGACAGCCCTATCAGAACTGGTGTGAACTATGAGCGCTTTACCTGCAAGCCCGCGCATCGCCGCGGGGGAAAAAATCTATCGGAAGATCGTGGCTCTGTGTGCCCGTTACAACGGCGGGAAGGATCCCGGCATTGTCATGCGCGGCTGGGACGCCGACCTGAAAACCCTGATTACTCAAAAGCTGTCCAGGCTGGGAATCTGCGTGCTGGTATGTGCCCCAAAACGAAAACCCCTGCAGGAACAGGGCGGCCCGAATGCCGTCATTCTGACGACCAAAATCGTCATTGAAAGCAATCCCCTCCTGAAAAAATCCGACGCAACCGCCGTCCTCGGCTGGGATGCGGACGATCTGTCCGACCTGCTCGCCATCGGGCTTGACGGGCATCGGGAACCGGGCTGGCTCACCTGCATGAAGCTCAAAGTCACAGGCACGGAGTCAAGCCGGGTGCAGATGGCCAACAAGGCTGTTACGCTCACCCTTGAACAAACCACCATATTGAAACATGGCAACTAAACCCACCACCGCCGCGGCCCAGGAGGCCGCTACTGTTCCGGCGCCCCGCATCGTCAAATGCCGGGTGGCCGTCAACAAGCTGGAACTCCCTCACGGCATCGCCGCGCGGGGAAAAATCGTCCACATCCCGGAAGACGTGTACAAAGTCCACGCCGACGCCGGGAAAGTGACCTTTATTGACTACGTAAGAAGCTAACAACCATGTCAGAACTCTACAACAAGGAAATGCTGGTCGGCACCTTTCTCGACCTGTGCCCGTTCGGAACGACAGTCACGGCCGAAAGCGGCACGGACACGGTGGACGAGCATTTCAAGCCGGCGAAGGACTCCGACGCCTGGATGATGGCCAACGAAGTCATCGACTACAAAATCACGCCGACCACGGAAGACGACGCCCGCACGGTATTTTCCCGCGACACGACCTCCTATGTGACGCGGAAGAACACCAAAGTGACGGGCAACACCATCGAGATTAACTCCACGGAGGTTAATCCGGTCTGCTGGCAGGTGATTTACCAGTGCGACAGGCTGGAAGCCGGGAAGGAAGTGCAGCCCTTTTCCCGGAACATCTACGGGCAAAAGGTATGGGCGCGCCTCACCAAATACCAGGAAGACAAAAAAGAAATGATGGTCCTGGAAGTCGCGGCGCTGCTCAAGGTGGAAATCCCCACGGAAAACAACAAGCTGATCACGCCGAAATTGACGCTTGAAGTGATACCGTCCTCCCTGAATTCCCTGACGCCCACGGAAGAAATCGCCTTCCCGGCCTCCGCCGGAGCATGACAGCCGGGGCCGCCCTTCTGTTTGCATGGGGGGCGGCCAGTCGCGCTCCGCAAGGTGTGCGTGGATTGAAACCCCCACCATTATTGAGGCATGGACACGACCGTCTCTCCCTTTTCCATTACCTTTGACGGGCGCCCCGTCGTGCGCGCCGGGGAATTCCTGCTCGACTCCCTGCCGGAACACGCTTTCCCGGTGCAGTTCGGCACGTCCGCCACGCCGATCATCAACAGCCCGTTCCCCAGGCTGGACGCATTCGGCAACCTGTCCCTGTCCTTCACCATCTCCACCGTGCGGGAATGCGCCTCCCACATGGACGCGTGGAGCGCCTTTTACGAATGGCTCAACGAATGGAAAACGGCGGGGAAGGGGGAATGGGCCTGGACCGACGCCTGCGGCCGTGAACAGCGCTTTGAAGCCGTCATCGCCGACGCCGAGCCGAAGGTTCAGGGCCTGCGCCTTATTGTCTCCTACAACTTCACCCTGGGCCGCCCGCTATGAAAACCCTTGACGTATCTTCCGCCGACTTCCTGGACATGGCCGAAAGCCCGTCCTACAACCGGCTGTCCTTCGGGGGAGCCTCCGTCTCCTTCCGCGCGCCGGTCTCCCGGTTTGCCTCCTGCCCGTTTGAAGAAGGGGAAATAGTGAAAGTCGTCTGGCGCGGGAAAACCCTGCTCATCGGCCCGGTCATCGACCTGGAACATTCCCTTGAAGGAACCTCCGAGAGCTGGGACATCAGGATTTGCGATTACTGGTGGAACCTGAGCAACATCCAGTACTTCGCGAATGGCCGCGCCAACGGCATCTTTGCCGAATACCGCCAGGGCACAGGCGGAAGCGGTCAGGAAAAACAGGCGACCGCGAACATCCGGGACGCCCTCTCCGGAGTCCTGGACCACGCCGTCAGCACGGCCCTGGTCCCCATCAAATACGACCTCCGGATCGACAAGGATGCCGAAATCATTCCGTTTGCCTACTCGTCGGAAACGTATGCCTCCCTGCTTTCCCAGATCCAGCAATGGCGCCCCAACATGGCCGCGTGGTTTGAATACGGCGCGGACGACTCCGCCACGCTGGTCATTGCCGACCATGTCCATTTGCCGGATGTCGTGCTCGACCTGTCCGCCGTGGACGTAAGCGCCCTGTCCCTCAAGGCGCGTCCCGATCTGGTGCCTCCGGCCGTGGGGCTGACTTGCAACGCCTCCGTTATTTCCCGGGTTCAGCGCGCGCTGGCCGTCTATCCCTCAGGCGCCTCCCTGTCCCAGCCCTATGTGGTGACGGCGGAAGTGGACGTTCCGGGCGGCGTCAAGGTCTCCGACACTGCCGGACAATACAGCCCTGCGGAAACGGGTTCGCTGGGTTACGACGCCCCGCGGATGATTGTCCGGGGAGACAAATTCCCGACCGGCACGGCCCAGTGGGCGGCCCGCGTCAAACGCTGGGCTCCGGCCCTGGAGGATTGCGCCGGCCTGGAAGTGGCGGCCAGTCCGAAAATCACGTCCATCACGCCTGCTGACGCGGAACACCGGGGATACAGCAGCGCGGCCGTCACCCACGAACTGACCTCCGGCCAGATCAACGGAAAGAGCGCGAGAATCAAATGGGGCAGGGTCCGGGTGGATTTGCGGGTGCGGGCGACGGATCCCCCCGACACGGTGAAGCAATATTTTCCGGAATACGGCGGAAAATCCGGAACCGGGGACCGCTGGATCGGAACATTGACGTTTGAAGTGACCACGACGAATGTCGGCTACGCGTCCTACCGGGTGGACAGGGCAGGGACGGTGGAAAGTGTGTCCGACGACGGCGGAAGCTCCGGAGACGACGAAACATCGGGCAGCTACGACACCTCCGTGTTGTATAAAAATTTCCTGAAATCCTACTACGAAGCCACCCGCGCGTTGCCCTATGACGGATCCGCGACCGTCCACGACGACTTTGACCAGGTCTGCGGGGGGCGCCTCTCCATCACGGGAGGGTTGAAAGAATGGGAAGCCATGCGGTCCGTCATCCAGGAAATATCCCTCGACCTTAAAACGGGAGTTTCCGACGTGACGGTGGGGGCCCCGGAACAGATCTCCCTGCAGGACTCCATCGACCGGAGCCGGCAGCTTGCCGAGGCGCTGCGCCGGACGGCCTGGGCGGACTCGTCCACGTCCGCCGGGGGCGGTTCTTCGGGCGGAGGATCCGGCAGCGGAGGCGGAGGCTCTTCCGGAGCGGACGATGAAGTCCCGGAGCTTCCCAGCGTCGGGCCGTCCGTAAAACTGCTGCAGGCCCAGGAGCCTCCCGCGTGGGGAACCAGCGCCGTCGAGGTGGGATTCCAATGCCGCCTGTCTTACGGGAGCGACGGCAAGGTGTCCGACGCCTACATCCGCCAGGGGAAGGCTATCTATGCCGGCAACTATATCGGGGGGCTGCTTCCGGAGGGGGCCGGTTCCGGGGGATGGGTGAAAAGCCCCGTCACCTCCGGGGAAATCTGGCTCAAGATCCGGTTGGACAAGGACGCGAAATATCTCGGATCCTCTCTGTCCGCCGCGGGCGGCGTCTCCGACCCCGTCAGGCTCGCGGAGGAAGACCGGGAAACCCCTTACGAATATTATTTCCATCTGGCCACCATCGACGGCAACAAGGTGGTGCAGCACCAGGCGGGCACGGTTTATCTCCTAATCCACCCGGGAACCTTCGGCCCCACCGGAATGTCATGATCAGGATATACACCTTCACCTATGCCGGAGACGCGCAGGAAGCCGTGGCCTGCGTCCGGTGCGCCAGGACGGCTCTTCCGGAGGCGGTAGTTACGGTGGTGGACGACAGCGCCGCCCCGGTACCCCCGGAGGCCAGGAGGGCTCTTGTAGCGTATGGGGCGCGGTATCGCCGGAGCTCTTTCCCCCGCTGCGGCAACCTGCGCGGCCCGGAGTGCGTCCGGGGGATCATTGCCACGCTGGCCAAGGGGGCGGAGGATGGCGATACCGTCGTCAAGATTGACTCCGACACGGCGCTTCTGTCGGGCGGATGGGTCCGCGATATGCAGCATAACGGTCTTGCGCTGCACGCCGCCGGATACCGGGTCCCCCGGAACCCGACCGAACGGTCCGCCTACGGAAATTGCTACGCCCTGAGCGGCCGGGCGGCCAGGATGGCCGCCGAAGCGCTGAGATGCGCCGCCATCCCCCCGCTCGCCCCGGAAGACCTCACCATCTGCCGGGCCGTCATGGATGTCTGCGGCCGGGAGCGTGTCCGGCTTGACGAGCCGTGGACGCCCCGGAACCGGGCCGGGCGGTGGTCCTGGTGGAACTGGGACAGCCGGACGGCGAATCCGGAGGATTATGCCCGCAGCTATGACGTGGTGAGCGTCGGCAATCCCAGGCCTCCCCACGTCCCCAAAAGCGCCCGCAGGGAAGTCATGCTCGCCCTGTGCGACGCCCGTTTGAATCCATGAATGCTCCGGCAACCACGGATATGTCCCCCTTCAACTACCCGCTGAAACAACAACAGCCAACCAAATAAAACCAATCAGTAAAACCATGTCAGACAGAGACTTGAACATCAATATCAGAACGACCGCCGACACCTCCGGAGCCACTCAAGCCGCCGCATCCCTGGACAGGATACGGGAATCCGGCGAATCCATTTCGCAGACCTCCGGCGTGATGGACCAGATCGCGGATTCCCTTTCCCGTGTCAAAACGGTCGCTGAAGAAACCGGCGCCGCCATGAAGGACGGCATGGGGGCGGAATATGAACAAGCCCTGGAAAACGCCAATTCCAAACTTGACCAATACGCCGACGCCCTGACCGCCGCCGGCTCCCGGATGAAAGCCGCCTTCAACGACAACCCGGGATTGACCGGGTTTATTGACGAAGTCACCAACGCCGTGCTGACCTCCGAGGAATTCAGGAAGAAGCTGGAACAGGTGGATGACGTCTTTGAAGTCCTCAATAACAAAATGTCTGATTTGGACCTTGGGGCGAAATGGGGAGATGACCTTGACGAAAACCTTCAACAAATCATCGACGGCTACAACAAGGAAATGGATGCCGCCGACAAGGCCGCGGAAAAGGCGGAAGCCGCGGAGGCCCGGAAGCAGCAGGCCGCCGCCGCCACGGTGGAACGGCTGGAAGCCAACAACCGCCGCGCCTCCGCCACCTATGAAGAACTGCAGGCCGAACTGGAATCCTACATTGCCAAACTGGAAGAAGCCCGGAAGGCCGGGGACAACGTAGCCCAGGCGGACGCCCTGAAAAATATCCAGGATTTGGGACGGCGCATCAAGACGGCCGGGGATGCCGGAGAACTCACTTCCACGCAGGTCAAGGGGCTGGCCGGGCAAATCACCATTGCGGCAACGCGCATCCTGGGCATGTCCAGCGCCCTCCGCGGGGCGATCCCGTTCATCCGCCTGTTCGGAACCACCATCAAAACGGCGATGGGGCCGTTGGGCTGGGCCATGCTGCTGATCCAGGGGCTGACCGCCGGCATTACCGCCCTGATTGACCACTTCAAGACCAAAAGCGACGAATTGGAGCGGCAGGCGGAACAGGCAACCGAAAGGATGAAAAAACGTGCCAGGGATGCTGCCGAATCTATCAAAAAGAGTTATGAAGCCATCCAGGACTATAACAAAGTCGATCGGACGCAGGAAATCAACAAAGGGTTCGAGGACTTCATCAAGGGCATTACGGCGGAATACCGTTTGCAGACCCAGGAAATTGAGCGGCAAATCCAGTTGAGAAGGGAGGAAGCCGCCCGCCAGAAGGGGATTGACACGCAGGAAGCCGAACTTGCCCGCGTGAAGTTGGACAATGACTTTGAAGACGGCAAAATCACCAAACGTCAACGGGACTACGGCATGATGACGATTGACCAGAATCTTGACGACAAGATACGCCGCCGGGATCTGGAAGTAGCGCAGAAGGAATTCATGGACTACGGAAGACTGCTGGACACGGCCGTTCAAAACCGTGACCGTTTGCAAGATAAGGACTTTGACATGAAGTTCATTCAAGGTCAAATGCCCTCCCTTCAGGAGGTTGAAAGACTGTTCCAACAGCAAGCCAAAGCCCAGGAACGGATTGATGCGAGCAATAGAGAGTTACTTAAGGTTCGAAAAGGAATAAAAGAATCAGAATCTGTTATAAATGATCCGTTATCAAGATCTACTGATGTTGATATGGCAAAAGCATTTCTTTCCGCCAGCAAAGAAAAAGAACGCCGTATTTTAACAAATCTAGAAACCGCCCAAAGTGAAGGAAACGCCGCTACTGTCAGAATAGACGAACTCCGAGACTTGTTCCGCCAATCCGGCGTGAACTTTGAACCATCCTACCAGCAGGGAACGGACGTAACCAGCCGAACCGGGGAATATCAAAAAGCCCTGGAAGACCAGAACACCAAGGCAAAAGAACTTGCGGACAAACTTGCCGATGCCAGAGAAGAAGCCGGGAAGCTGGGGGATATTATGGGGGCCTATGAACGCAACATTGTTGATCAGGAGCGGAGCATCAGGACGCAAGACCGGCTCAATTCCGCCAATATTGACCTGTTCAACAAACGGGCCGACAAAAAGGAAGCCCAAGAAGCCAAGAAGGCCCAGGAAAAGCTTGAGAAAGAGCGGGACCGGGAGTTGAAGAAGCTTCAGCGGGAACAGCAGAAAGATACTAAAGAGGCGTTTAAAACTTTTGTACAGGGATTGCTCATGAAAACGGGCGAAAGTTCTAGCCCCCAGCAGTCAGACCTGGCCAACAAGGCGCTTGATGCCATACGTAAAAATATTGAAGCCGCAGCCGCGGATGGAAACATTGATGAAGCTGAGATGAGGGAATTAGGCAAGCTCTACGTTGCCAAGCTTCAGGAATTAGGACTGGCAACAAAACGTGCCATCAATGGATTGAAAGAGGAATTAACCCAGGGGTTGAGAGGAATCAATGCTCAAATTGACGCAATAGGTAAATGGGCCAATACTACCCAAAGGCAGAAACGCCCCGGGGGAGTTGTTAATCTTCCTTACCGTAAAAGATGA